ATTCGAAGCAGAGAAAGATGAAGGTATTTTTATTACCAAGCGCCGGGCGACTGCAGAGGCTCTATCTTCAATCAATGAGAAATACGGCGGACGTTCTTTCTTTAAGTCAGCTGGCCGCTATTATGCATCTGGTGGATCGGTTGTTGGCTCCGGCGCTGATTCGCAAGAAATACGGCAGATAGTAGAGCAAGTTTTACGCTATCACAAGACAGTTGTTAAGGTCGAGGACATCCAAACTGGTCTGATTGATTACAACGAAACTATCAATGCCGGAGTCGTAGAATGAAAACATATTTTACTTTTTTAAATTTTATGTTATATTTAACAAAAGGGAGATGGTATGAAAGAAATTAGGTTATACGGCATTATTTCGAATGAAGGTTTTCTTGGTGCTGGTGAAAACGGATATATTGAGAGAATCGCAAATGAAATAAAGGCCGTAGGAAATGAGGATATTAATCTGCGAATAAATACTCGTGGCGGGAGCGTATTTGACGGTTTCGCAATAATCACAAATCTTTTAGAACATCCTGGAAAAGTTAATATGCAAGTTGATGGTTCTGCTCTTTCAATGGGCGGGACAATTTTAGCGTATGCAAACAATGCTATTGCTTATGACTTCGCAAAAATAATGCTTCATAAAGTACATACCTATTCAGATAATCCAGATGATTTAAAACAAGTTGATAGTATGAACCAAGAGTTCGCGGGATTGTTCAAGGCAAAAGGAGTTGATGCTGATTTGATGGATGAAATATTTCTTGGTGAAGGTAATAAGGACTATTGGTTTACGGCTCAAGGCGCCAAGGACATCGGACTAATAGACGAAGTCCTTAACTCAAACCAAGAACAAAAATTAGCCGCATCAAACACCGACATAATGTCAAAATATTATGAATTAATTAACCAAAAAAGAGAGGTTATTATGTTTGATAAAGAAGAAAAGAAATCTTTGCAGGAATTAAAAGACCAGGTTCAGGAGTTAATCGAACTGAAGGCAGATGTTCCAACCATGGAAAAAGTTACAAATCTCGTCAAGGAAGAAATGGATAAAATAGCAGAAGATGTCAATCAGGCCAATCAGGATAAAGCAGATGAAACCGCCACACTGAACCAAGATTCTGAAGATAAAATCAGCGAAACATTGCAGAATATTTCAGGCAATATTGACAGCTTGGCTGATACTGTAAAAGAACAGTCTGAACGAATCGCTGCACTTGATAAGAAGATTGAAAATACGATTGCTGCAATAAAAGAAGTTGCAACCGATTTTGTTGTTCCTGAAGCAGTTCTCGGTCCAGAGATTACCGATGTTCCACAGTCAAAAATTGTAGCCGACAAACGGCTCAGTGATGAAATTAATAAATTTAATGAGGAAAGAAAATAATGTCTATTACATCGAATACCGCGGCTCAGTATCCAGCCAGCACAGTATCTGATATTTACAAGATACTATTTACCGGCGACGAGTGGGCCACGGAACAAAGGTTAGAGGTTGGTTTAGATAAACCTCGAGTATTACCGAAAGCAAAAAGCTCACAAAATTTATTTCAGGCAAATGTGGCAAATCCACGTTTGACAAATGCTGCTGGTGATATTGCTATCACAAATCGCCTATTAGAAGTAGACAGGATAATGTCACTCCCGAAAATAACCCCGGAAGATTGGAGAGCAGATTTTCCTGAATTCCAGCCAAGCGGAACAACTCTTGATTTGGTTATGAACCCAAATGTAATGAATGCAGTTTTGGAAGTATTGAAAAATGGTGTTAACACTCAGATCGCAGATTTGGTTTATAAGGGCGATACTCTTGGCGCGGCTCAGTTACTTTTTACTGACGGGTATTCCAAGAAATTCAAGGCTGATGCTGAAGTCGTTGATGTTGCGAATATTGGTATTATCACCACTGCGAATGCTCTTGATATTTTGCAGGATATTACAAACGCTGTCCCTGCAAGAATGAAATCCATTATTTCCATGATGCCGATTTATATGAATAAAACAACTTGGGATTTGGTGCAGGAAGCTGACAGAGCTACCCAGCAGAATTCTACAATACTGCAGCAAAAAGACCAGTTCTCATTTAGAGGACATCCTCTAAAATGGATGGCTTCCATGACTGATAATGAACTCTTTACTACTCCTACCGGGACCGGCAAAGATTCTAATTTGGTTCGCGGTGTTTGGTTCGAAGGTGATATTGATAATTTCTTAATGTACCGCGAACAGCCGGCAGATGAAGATTGGCTGATTGCATTAAAGTTTTCGCTTGGTTTTCAGTATCGTACCGGCGAAGATGTAATCTTTTACTTAGGAGCGTAAAATGAAAAACATATTTAGTTTTGTTCTCGTAATGCTTCTGTTCATCGGGCTGACCGTTCAGAGTGCAGAAGCTCAAAAGGTGAATCGCGGGTTTGCCAGCACTGTTGATACACTGCAAGGCGCTGACAATATCACATTCACCCCAACCAGCGTAATCACAAAATACAGCGGCCAGGTCGCTTTCTCATTTACAATGACAAACTCTGTTGACTCTTGCAGTTCTGTAATTATGCAGGGATCTGACAACGGGACGAATTGGTCCACGGTTTCATCTCTTACGCTTACTGATGTAACGTATGGCCGGTTGTATGATCAAAATCCAGATTATCTACGTTATCGGCTTTATATGAGTACGGCATCTGGTGATACTGTTATTGTTACCGCGGTTAATTTCGTTTATAAGGAGGAATAACCAATGTCATGTAAAATAGTCACAGGATTAATTCCGTCTGATTGCCAAGATATTTCGGTCGGCGGTGTTACCGGTCGTTTCTGGTTAATTCCACAGGATGATTATCTGGCAGCCGCTATTACAGAAGGCAGTGATGATGAAATTACGGCCATTGTACCCGTCGCGCCTCCGGCTAATTTTGCTTTTGCTTATAGATTCGTGGTGCCGCCTAAATCACTTGTTACTGGAAATGCATACACAGCAAATGCAGGAGTCAGCGGCTTGACTCATTTATTCACTGCTCTTGTTTCTGATATGAAGATGGACCAGAAAAATTCGCTTGCCTCTCTTTTTAATCTGGCAAGGTGCCTTGTTATTGTTGAAACTCAGGCAGCTAAAGCAGCGGCCCCGGCTGATAGTGAATCCCCGCCTTATTTGCTTTATGGCAAAGGCAGCGGTTTAGAAATGTCAGCTACAGAAACAAATCTTGCAGACCAGGCAGTCGGTAATGGAATCCAGATCACATTGACAACGCCAACTAATTCACGGCTTGAATTAAATTACCCGACAAACGTCATAATGACAACCGCTGCAGTTGAGGCGCTTGAAGCTGTTACAGCACCTTAAAGGAGGTTTTTTATGTACGTTATAACCGGGAAAGGAAGGATTTTTAAGGGGGGGCGGCATATCCCCCTTTCTGATTATGAAAAGGAATTCACAGAAGCGCAAATCGCTACACTGATAAAAACAAAGTTTCTAAAAATTATAAGGAGTAAAAAGGATGACAAAAGCACAGAAAATACAAACACTGATTGATGATCATGGTTTTGCAGCAGACGAGCTTGGCGGCTTATCTGTAAAAGAGCTTGACGAATTATTGCCGGATGCACCGGAAGCAACCGATACGGGAGATGTTACAGATGGATCCGGAGAATATCCTAAGGATTTCCTGTTCGGGCAAACTATACAAGACTCAGACCGTAGAACCCTTAAGGCAGTCGAAACAGGAGTTGACTACCGGATCATAAACTTCAAAAGCGGCCAGATTGAATTCGTCAAGGACCAGGAAGTCTCAAAGGATGACCTGAAAAAAATGTCAGATTACCAAAAAGAGTATTACCTGAAATAATGGCAAAGAAAAACAAACAGCTCGATATGTTCGCGATTACGAATGACATTCAAACGTCATCAATTGAAGGCCGCTCAGTTTACAGCGGCAATGTTATTAACTTTGGATTGGACAATCTTTATCCGAATAAGGTTTTTGAGATCACGCAGAACTCCCCGACCGCAAGCGGCTGTATAAGCCGCAAGGCAGATTTTGTTTTTGGTAAAGGCGTTGATTCTGAAATTATCGTAAATCGGCATGAGCAGACAATAAATGATGTATTGAATATTTCCGTTAATGATTTTTGTAAATATAACGGCTATGCTCTGCATTTTAATTATAATTTGTTTGGTCAGATTGTAGAGATACAACCAGTTGATTTGCGATATATTAGAAAGTTGAGAGGGCTTCAGGCTGTTGTGGTTGGCAAGATTAACCGAGATTCAAGGGTTATTTATTTAGGTGATAATAAGAAAATCAAACTGCCGCTCTATAAGAAAAACGGGATCAGGCAGTATATCAAAGAAGTTAAAGGATTCAAGAAATTCCAGGGAGCAATATATTATTTTAATAATAACAGCGGAATTTATCCCGTCTGCCATTATGAAGCTTCTTTGACATCTGCACAGTTTGAGCATGAGGCCCAGGTTTATTCTTATATGGCTGTTCAAAATGGTTTTTCAAGTTCAGGTCTTTTAAAGCTTCCCAGTGTTTCAGATGATCCAGAAAAAAAGAAAGAACAAGAAAAGGAAATAGGCCGTGTCGTTGGTTCAAGAAATGCCGGGTCTGTATTAGTGGTAGAAATGCCTTTGAATATTGAAGGCGCGATGGATAAATCAAAACTATTTGAGCCGTTCCAGACTCAAGATGTTGACAAACTCCATGAAGTCCAATCCGAAAGAGCAAGAAAATATATTTTAGAAGATTTTACTATGCCGGAAACCTTATTAGGTGCTCCGAGTCAAGGGATGTTCAATCAGGCAAGTTATGCAGATGCTTTTGATTACATGAATGGTGATACGGAAAAAGACAGGATTAAAATTGAAAGATCATTTAATAAGTTCTGGCCGGAAACATCATTTTCAAGTGAGCTTTCTGAAATTGAAATCATACCGCTCGAAATGAAAAACGATCAAGAAACTCAAAAGGAGTCTGAAAATGTCAGCACTGATAACACAGAGTGATGTAAGGAATATACGGCGTTTAGCAGAGTCTTTTGATGCTGACGAATTCGACGCGATTGTAAACGAGGTCCAGGAGTTCTATCTTGAATCTTTAATCGGGGCAGAGCTATTTGAGGACTTAATAAATAATCCTACCAGCGAACCAAACGCGAAATTGTTATGCGGCGAATATTACACCTACTCCGGAACAAAGTACAAGTTTAAAGGTGCGAAAGTTTATCTCTGTTATTTGTGGCTTTATAAATACTCACTGGAGGGCCAAGTAAAATATACAAATTCAGGCAGGCAGAACTTTGATGTGGACTATGCACAGAAATCTCAAAAGGGTATTGATGCACAGGTTATAAATAATTTCCTAAGTAAATCACAAGCAATCGGCGAAGAAATCCTTTTATATTTGGAACGCAATAGCGATAATTATTCGCTTTATAAATCAGAGGACACATCTAAAGTCCCTAACAAAGATTTCAACTTCACAGTTTTTGGTAAGACATTTACGGAGTTTAAAGCCAATGATTGAGATTGATAAAATTTATCTATTTAAAACAATTGATAAAAGCCCTTATGTATTTACGCCAGACGCAAATATATTTGGGGCGATTGTCATTGACGGGACAGTCCCAACCTTATTGACTTCATTGCAGATAGATGTTTCGAATACTACCAAATTCGACACCTGTATTAAAGCATATTTCGATTATGATTCTAATCTTGATTTTGAGAAACAGCTCCCGGCCGACGGTGCAATCCCTCATATATCCGGAGCGATTTATAATTACCGAATTAAATTAATGCGGGAAAATACTACTAAAATATACGACAGTGATTTTAACCGTTATGTATCATATTTTTCGGGCGATGTTTTTCAGGTTCTCTTTCATACGATTGATGACAACTGGTTTATACTTTATGCTGAGTTTGAAATTACTAATACAGTTGTAGAAAATGACGTTGTTCAGACCATCGAACTCCAGGCCCTTGATGCAAAAGAAGAAAAATATCAAATAACAACCTTGACCGAGATCTGATGATGAACATAAAAATCAACAACATAAAACATCAAATAAAGCCGATAAGTAAATTGTCGGTTTTGGAGTTTATGGCGGTTGTCTCAAATATGCGGCATATAGATCTGATTTCATACATCTCTGCTTTATCAAAAGTTGATATTGATAAAGCGAACGTTAAGATAGATAATATCGAAATTGCCGAGGCGATGCTGTTAGATACGGACATTGATTTTACCAAGATCAAGCGGCCTTTTCTGTTTCCGTTCGGCGGTGAAAATCTAATAGTCAACGAGCTGGACGATGGTGTTTTCGGTAAACGGTATATGTTTAATATTTATCGCAAGCAATACGAGCAGGAAAGCATTGCAATTTATGAGCTGTGCGTTTATGCCCTGGCAATCTGCGTATCAAAGGAAGATGATTTTTCGGACGTTGACAAGTTGTTTATAAAATTAACCACTATGAATTGGACTGTTATTTTGCCTATAGGTTTTTTTTTATCCAAGAAGTTAAGCGGCAAGAGGAGTTTTTTGACAAAATATTTGATGACATTAATAATAAAATTGCATTACATAGCAAAACAATTTCACCAGAAATCAAACCTGAAGCGGATTCATACGATATGATATTAATTAATTTATGTTCATTATTAAACTACAATTCAGATGAGATCTTCAAAAAAGATTATAATTTTTTAATGAAAGTTTTGGCTAACAAAGAGCATTCAAATGCAGATAATTATATTAAACAAAAATCAACAAAGGCGCTATAGTGGCAACATTTAGCGAAATAAAATCTTATATATCCGGGATCATTTCAGACAATTCTTTCGGTGATTTTTACTCTATGAATGTGAAAGAGTACGGAAATCTTACACAGAAAACGGAAGCTGATACAATTCTGTTTCTCCTTGATGCTCCGGGCACAACATCTGATAATGAATTTACAGCAGGCAACCGGGTTTTAAGATCTTATAGTTTAACATTTTTTATCCTGAAAGCAGCAAGTGACGAATTAACAGAAAATCAGCTTGATGATATTTACAGCGATATGGAAAACATTGCTACTCAATTCTTCTGGCATATCAACGTGGGGAACACAACTATTTTTAATATTGACAGCATGACAACAGAACGAGTCAAGTTTATAACACCAAATTCTTTCGCCGGGGTTACTTTTACCCTGCGACAGGTGAGGACCGCATGCAATCTGTAAAGCAAACGCTTGAAAAAATAGGTGATGAACTAATCAAGGAAATCAGGAAAAGACTTGCAACTCGAGGTTTCAAGAAAAGGGGTATGAACGATACCGGCGGGGCAAGCAAATCCCTGAATGCGGCGGCAGATAATGCTGGGACTAAATTGGAAATAAAGGGTGTGAGATATATCGGCGCACTTGACAAGGGGCGCGGGCCAACAATTGGCGGCGGTATACGCTGGACAGTCGAAAGTATGATGGATTGGGTCGATAGAAAGCTTGGGATCCCAAAGCCCAAAAACAAGTCGATAGCTTTTGCGATCCAAAATAAAATACATAAATTCGGCACCCTGTTATATCAGAAAGATCCAAGATATGAAGGGCTTGAGCTTGAAGAAGTAAAAAAAATGGGTACTGAAAAGATAAAAAAAGAAGTAACAGAAGTTATGTTGAAAAACGTAAGAGGTATGGTCAGAGATTTATCAAAAGGAGCAGCAGCATGAAAAGGCTAATAATATTTATATTTTTAATTGCATCGTTTTTGATGGCCCAAGGTGAGCGCACATATAAACCGGGCAACTGGAATTGGCTTTACAACGTTCGGGCGGCTGGGCTGTATTTTTACAATCAATCAGACAGTACACTCTATCCTGTCTCGGCAGATTCTGCAACCGGGGCGCTCAAGGTAATGATTGATGATACTGTTTCTGTCACGCTTGGAGCAGATACTTTAACGGTCACAATTATTGATACGGTAAACGTTAAAAGTCCGGCCTATTCAGCACTTCCGGTATTTTCAACTACTGAAGATTCGGCACGCTTAACAAATGCGGTCGAGCTTGCTGGCCGCTGGATAACTTTAAGTGAATCTTACGACGGTGCAGCAACTCTATTTGTTGCCGGGGACTCTATTAGCGGAACGACTGCAACAGTTACAGTTTATTATCAGCAATTGATTTCAATCAGTTCAAATGGTGATTCATTGAAATCTGAAAAGTTCACACTCGGTACTGTTGCCGCAGCATTACAGAAAGAGACTATCGGGGATGGTTCTTTGATAGGTGAAACTTTCATCATGGGTGACGATGCAGAATGGACAAATGCAATTGGAATCATATTTTCATTCGTTGGGATCGGGACTCAGGTTACAGATTTAAAAAGCACATTTAAACGGGGCCGTTAATTTAAATGCTGATCACTAAAACACAAAGTGAAGTTTATTTCGGAACGCTGACAGATGCCCAGCTGGGTGTAAATGTCATCATTTATGTTCCGGCTATTAACTATTACGGGGCAAATGCATCAATTGGTATCTTCCAATATTCGACAGATTTAGGAGTTAATTGGAAAAACTGCACTCAGGCAGCAACACAATTAGAGGCCGATTTAAACAATATCCCAATCAATGAATTGTCCAGCAACTGCGGCAAAAGAGCAGTCCCGCTTGTTTGGTATGCTGCAAATGATTTATCAATCTTGAATCCGTTTACAAATGTAAAAATCAAAGTCACGTTTTATGATCAACCGAATCAGGCGGGAACCGAGAGCGAAAATGCGCTGCTCACAATAGATGAAATCGATATGGTGCCTACCGAAACAATTGTATTGTCAAAACCTTACACGGCTGATAATGTAATGCAGTTTTTATTCGATTCGGTAGTCGCGATCTATGATATAGAGACTCATTTCAGACTGCAGATTGCCGCAGAAACAGATACTGATTTTTCGAATCCATTGCTTGATTTTAAAAGTGAGGCGGTTCAAGCTGGCTGGACTTTAAGCAGCGGCGCATTCCCGATTACAGGAGCGCCAACAGTTAAAAGCATTGCAGATGTTTCGCCGGTTACTTTTACGGATGCTTCAATTGATGCGCTGCCGAATGCGCCTTATAATATGCGGATATTGCGGAGCCTGCACGATCCGCCAAAACCGCCAACTTATCCAGATGAATGGTAGGGACTAAAATGAAACTTTATTTAATATTAATTTTGTTTGTCGTTTCGACGTTTTCTCAAACTGTATTTATTGACAAGATGCCAGCCACTGGCTGGAATGTTATTTTGATTGGTCAGTCTGGCGAAGCTCTTGGCGATACGGTCCAGGGAGTTTATTGTGATACATTGAATCAGCATAAATTCACCGGAGATTCAAGCGGTACATTTAAGCAGTATTATGATGCGGCGGGCGGGACTTCCTTTGTGGAAAGGACAGCATGGGGAGAAAGACAGATATTGTTTTCCGGCGGTGAAGGGTCTGCGCCTGACAATGAATGGATAATAGAATCAGGCGGGGATATTACGGTTGAAGCTGATTCTGTTGATGCTCATGCAAAAATTATAGTAAATGACAGTTCTGCCGTAATGCGTACCTGGACACAAGGGAGAATCGGCGAAAGAGACAATATCCAATATGTTGGACAATACGCTAAATATACAACGATTACAGCGGCATTGGCTGCTGCTTCAGCAGGAAGTGAAATAAGATTATTCCCAGGCACATACACGGAAGCAGTTACAATTACGCAAGACTCAATTAGTCTGGTTGGTTCTGGCATGCGTAATACATTTATAAACGGCAAATTAAACTTTTCATCGACAAAAAATATAACAATACAAGACCTCACTGTATATGGAACCGATGCCGGGGCGCAAGTTCAATGCGGCGGGGCAACACCTACTACCGAGGTAAACTATACAATTAGAAATGTAAATATTATTGGAGGTGGTAAGGGGGTCAGCTCACATGCTTTTCTGTCTCAAAGTGGAGAGGGAATGGTTTTAGATAATGTAAGCGCATCTATGGCTATCCATGGGTTTGCAATGAGGCTTGGAGGTGTTACACTTAACAATGCCACGGTTGATAGCTGTACCTATGGGGCTACGATTAAATCAGCCACAACGGATTCCAATTACAATGATATTTTGGTTAACAATCTTCACATAAAAAATGGCGGCGGAGTATTAATCAATGCAGATGACGCCAATTCATTAAATGGAATTGTAATAAATAACCTGGCTTTTGATACCTGTGATTTTGCTGTTTCAATTGTAACTTACAATCCCACTCCCGCCGAGTGTGGGGCAGTTAGCAACGTAATAATAGGAAACGTAGTAGGGCAAGTGTGTACCGGACATTTAATATCTAACCAAAGCGGAACAAATGTATTAATTAAAGGTGTTGCTGTTGATACGGTTGGGGGGTATGGTTTGTTTGTCACCGATCAGGGGGTTGATCCAGTCACGACAGTAAGTGATTTTAATATTGATGCCTATGGAACGGGTTATAGTTCTGGGCCATATCAGCCTTATGAAACTTACATATTCCAAGCGAAAGACTTTGACCTGACTCAAGGCTGGTACACTGCCAATATAGGCATTTTAGACACTGTCACAAATACTCAGTATAATGTACAAGTAATTGATTTTAACGATTCCACAAAGCTATGGTCTGGCGTAAGATTTAATACTAATAAAATACCAACATCATCTATGTATGTCGAAATAGGCTGGTTTTCGGAAACAGCGACAACCGGTGATGTAGTCTGGTCTGTTAAATATTCTGCTGTTGCATCAGGTGAGGATATTTTTACCGGAACAACAAGCGCTTTTTATACAGCGACTACAACAACGGATGCGAGTACATATGATCTTAATAAAACAGCAGTTACATCAACGAGTGCATTTTTCAATCAAAATGAATGGGTGTTTTTACATCTTGCGAGAGATGGCGCGGATGTTGCAGATACAATGGCCGGAGACGCTTGTTTGGTTTATGTTAAAATTTATTATTAGGGGCTTTTCATGAAAATAATTTTATTAATTCTATCTTTTGTTATTGGCGTTAATGCACAATATGGAGAAAATTTATATACCAATCCCAATATTACAACTAATATTGTTGGTTGGGCAAACTGGAATTCTACTCCGACTTTAGAGTTTGCGGCAACACCAAAATATGAGGGAAATGGAGCGCTTCATGTTATCAATACAGATGGTGGCGGCAGTCAAATACAGGGGACAACACAAAGCATAACAACCGTAATCGGAAAGAAATACAGAAACAGATGTTATTTATACGGAGACGGAACCTATGAAATAACTTGCTATGCTTATTCGGTAGGTGTTAGCAATGAATATGGTACTATTGTATCAGCGGCAGAGTGGAGCAGGGTTGTTATGACAGTAACAGCATCCGTGACAACTACTGTTTACGGGTTTATCAGAAATGTTCATACCAGTGCGGCGGATTGGTATATGGATGCGGCAGACTTGAGATTGGCTATTGACACTCTTTATACTGATCCGGCACAAGCAGATGAAACAGACAATGATAGTACTAAAACATTAATCGAAGCATTTGAAACTCGAGGATCACATATAGGAGGTTATTTTATTACATCTGCCGGAACGTATGCAGAGAGTATTACAATTGATTCAAGTTTTACAAAGTGGGAAGCAAGCGGCTCCGCTACTGTAACAAGTGTTGATTTTAATAGTGTAACCTGTATAGTTGATTTGCTTAATTTGACCATAGCAACAAAACTTAATGATTCTAATGTTACTTATATTAATTCACCGTCAACACAAACAGGCTATGGCGGTTACAATAAACGGCCGGGGTATTTATGTATTTAGTACTTCTAACAGCCCAACTATTAACAGCTTTGTCAGATTGGAATTTAAAAGGCAAGGGACTCCGGACAGATGAAGATTATAATAATCTCCCAAGATACAAGAAGGGGAAGCTATGGGCTTTGATTGTAAATGCTCCCTACGTTGTTTTGGTGCTGATTTTGTCTTATGTTTATGGATGGATTTACTTAATAGGGTTGCTGGGTGTATGGAACGAGGATCATTTTTATTACCTGATAAAATGGGCTCATCGCGGCTGGCTGGATTGGAATACTTGGTTTACTTTGTTTGGGAAAAGGGTGTTTCGGTTTCGGGTAACCTATTATTTAACCGGGTTAATTTGTAATTTAATTTGGGTGGTGGTATGAGCGCTGGTGATTACATGGGATTGTTTTTAATAGTCTGTATTATTGCATTAATATTAACATCACTTGTGAGGGCGGCAAAATGAAATACTTAATATTAATTTTGATGTTTTTATTGGTTAGTTGCAAAGAATCTAAAATCCCTGACAAGGGGCCGGATGAGGTTTACTTTGTTACAATTAATCGGACTGATTTCTTGGTTGCTGAATTTGCAGACTCAATGGTATATGATGAAAATTCTAAGACTTATTTTTTATATACTAATGGCCGGATGCTACCTTCTGAAATTGCGCCCGGTAAAGATAAAATAAAAATAGATGTTGTTCATAAATAAACTAAAGAGGTGAAGAGATGTCAGAAGAATTAATTATTCAAGCATTAGCATTGATTTTAACATTTGTCGGTGGTCTGGTTTTTAATAAGCCTGGCTACAAGAAAGGCAAGAACATTTTAAAATCAACCAGTGCGGCAATTGATGACGATGTATTAACGGCTGAAGAGATTCAGAAAATTTACAATCTAATCAAAGCAAAAGCCAAGAAATGAAGCAGATCTTCGCTCAAATAATGACCGGGTTTTTACTCGGTCTTATTGTTGCTCTTGGCGCTTGGTATTTCTGGCCGAAAGAAGAACCGGCCAAACCAGTTTCGCAGCCGAAAGTAATTCAAGTACCAGTTCCTGCTGATACGAATCAAATCAAAAAAGAATTGACCGAAGAAATCTATAAGCAGGCCCGGAAAGAAGCTGAAGCAGAATTTAAGCGCAGAATTATTGTTCTTCCGGAGAATAGCTCTGGCGCTCTGATGGCCGCCGTAAGGCCCGATAACGCCAAGCCGATTAACATGACACGCAAAGCGGAACCATTTCACACAAGCAAGCTGGTGTATCAAGAGCCTGCATTTAAGATGAATGTATATCTTTGGTCTGAGCGTCCTGTTTTGAATTCTGCAATGACCTATGAATTAGACATAGACTATCAGCGTATTACAGAACGGCGGATAGTCTTTGGTGCATGGTCTGTTGGAGTTGCAGCATTAATTTATAATGGCATAAGGAGCTGGTAATGGCTGTTAAAAAAGGAGAACGCAAAGACGATAATGGCAGCGAAGAAGTATATAAACGCAAGGCCAATGTACGGCAAATGCAATTTGTTATAATTACTTTTATATTGACTACGCTAATCGGCGGCGGTGCTATATTTGGATTCAAGTTTACTTCAGAAAGTTCTGCAGGTATAGAAGCATACCAGCCAGCCCATGATGTCCAAGTTGCCCTTGATTCATACATTGAACACGCTAAACAAATCCGCGTACTTGATAAACAAATAATCGACGGGCGGCTTGAAAACATTGAAGACGATATCACTGATATAAAAGAAGACATGAAAGAAATATTAAGGCGGCTGCCGAAATAACTATATATCTTATATACATTAAATTATAAGTAAAACAACAATATCGAGAAATTATGATAAACGGCAAAGCCTCAGTATTTTCTCATTATGTTAAACGCGGTTGGAGTCAACTATATTTTTTTATTGCTGACATACACTTTGACTCACCTAAATGCAACCGTAAACTGTTATCCAGACTTCTAAAACAAGCCAAAAAAGAAAATGCCTTTATAATGGTCTTTGGAGATTTGTTTGATTGTATGGGCGGGAAGTATGATCCCAGAACTCATAAGGGTGATATATTAGAAAAATACAAAGGCAAAAATTATTTTGATCTAATAATTAACGCCGCTGTTGAATTCTTTCAGCCCTACAAAGATAATATATTATTTATTGCTCCTGGTAATCACGAATTTACCGTTACAAAAAAACATGAATTCAGCATGATAGATCGATTCATCAAAGAACTGAATCCAAATATCATCAAGGGCGAATATGCTGGTTTCATACGTTTCAAATTTGAAGCCTCTGCTGGCGGCAGAAGGTCAAGTAAGGTAATGTATTATACGCATGGTTCTGGCGGGAACGCTCCTGTTACGAAGGGCGTGATAAAGATTTCAAGGAGAATGAATATTATTGACGCTGATATATACGTTAGCGCTCACATCCATCAGCCATGGAATGTGCCAACCACAAGAATAAAGTTAAGTCAGTCAAATAAAATAATAAAATATGAACAGGAGCATATACAGTTACCGTCATTTAAAGAAGTTGGTGATTGGGAAACCCGAGGAGAAATGGGATCTGCTCCATCTGGCGGCTATTGGGTGAATTTTTTAATGCGGTATATTGGCGATCAAGGCTTTATCGACCAGGATGTTATGAGGGGAAAATAATAAAAACAGCTATTTGTTGACGTTAACAAAATGGTGTTGTAACTCAGCCCGGTTAGAGTTCCTGCCTGATACGCAGGCGGTCGATGGTTCAAATCCATCCAGCACCACTACGCAAATAATACAAAGCCCAGGAAAAGGCGGCGGCCGAAATAAGATTTGATTTCATCCTACCACCTAACCTACCGTCAGCAAACCCGGCCTAACCTGCCGGGTTTTTTTATTTCCTATTTCTTTTGCTTCTACACAGCTTGCATTCATTGGCTAATCCTAAATATGCGTTTTTATTTTTATGAAAATTTGAGAAAGATTTAAATTGTTTACATGTTGAACATTTTTTTAATCCTTCCTTTTCTTTGATTCTGGCTATTTTTATAGAATTTAAATTCTTTACCTTTTGATTATATTTCAAATTACATTCAGCGCATTTATATGTTGTAAAATTCTTAAATTTATAGAAATTATCTATAGATTTCTTCTTTAAACATTTTGTGCAAATACGATGCGTTTCTTCTCCTTTTTTATTTCTTATAGAAAATTCACTTTTATATTTTTGTTTTATGTTTGGTCTAAAACCCTGAATCTGACTTTTACTTTTTCCAAGTTTATAATCTAATTTAACGCTATCACTTGATACCATTAATTTCAGGTTACACAGCCTGTTATCTAATTTATTTTTATTCCAGTGTGATATTAAGTTTATTCTATTATTGCCATTTGGCTTTTCTCCAATAAATGTTAAATAAACTAAATGTGAAATCAGATAAGTTTTCACCTTGCCATCTTTAGATAGGTTTACTTTGGAATTGGATACTGCAAGGATTCTTTCTTTAACGGTTCGCCAACTACCCCGCCCACATCTTACTTGACGCTTCTCTGATTTTATCCTGCCATAATTACTAACAGAATAATAATCCCAAAACCCTAAAATATCTTTAAATTCTTCGTCTTTATAAGGTTTTATATATAGGTCAACCCAAGGTTTATTTTTACTCATAGCTTCTTTTGTTTAAACCTCAATTACCTTTATCCTGCAAATAGTCTCAGGCAGCCCTTTGTCTACAATCACCGGCAGCACCGTAATCTTTTTCACTATCTTCCAATTGTCATCCTTGATAATGCCAGCATGAGATAAAACATCCTGAAAATATTTGTCTACAACGGATATAATATTCATAGTGTCGA